GAATGTTAATAACATGGTTCTTATAATTTGCAAAGCGACCATTGTTCCAAATAACATCCTTCATATTGTCGGACCACTTAGCATAAGTGCCACCATTATCGTTTGGAAGAATCTTCTGAGCAAATTCTTCTGTGCAATAAATAGTAGGAGTGCCATAAGCAGCAGAGATAGCGAGCAAACGGTCAAAAGCTTTCTCATCGAAACCGTTAGTTACAACAGTATTCATTGCAGGAAGCTGAGTAAGACCTTCTTTAAGTGCGGCACCGATTTCCCAATGAATGAGTTCCTCGATACCTTCCATAACAATACGAGTTACCTCAGCGAAATCAGCACGTCCATCCAAGAACTCTTCAAGACCAATCTGAGCGGCACCGCCGATAGCACTGGTCTGAACTTCGATAGGAGTATCTTTACCAAGCTTGAATACTTCGTAGATACCAGCCAAACCGACCTTGGTAATGAACTGCTTTGCACGCTGACGATCATGCTTACGCCAGAAGATAGTGCTGTTGCCCTGAGCAATAGTCTTTACTTCTGCAAATTTTTCAAACTCTTCCTCAACTTTCTTAGGAAGAATGTCATCCATGGTCTCTTCAATCAAAGAGAAGATGGTATTCTTATTCTCGCGGTAAAGGGCAAAAGTGCCTGCGAGTTCGTTCATCTCAGTACGAAGAGTCTCATTAAGAGCATCGTAACTAAGATTTTCACCATTGAATGAATAAGCAACAGGAGCAGAGCGGTCAGCCTTAGCAGTTGCCTTCATCAATTTTAAAAGTTCATTTCTTTCTAACATTGACTTTTCTCTCCTTTCCTTATTACTTAATTCTCATTACCTTAACGGCTCTCTGCATATCGCCAAGATTATAAATCTTAACAATCTGCCACTGGAAGTCGCCGGTAACAGCTGTGTCGTTGGTAAGATAACCATGAGCATTTGGACGAAGAATTTCGCCAAGTGTAAGGTTAGTGCCTGTCTTAACAGCAATAGTATTAGTAGTGAAGATGTCACCTTCGTGAGTCTTAAATACACGAGGAACCATCAAACCAGCCTTACCATTTCCGTTTGGACGGTTTGGCTGTGCATATTCAGCCATCTGAGGAACATTAAGTTTCTCAACTTTGTAGCTGTTTCCGATTGGATAATGATTGCGACCATAATCTGGTGCAACACCTGCTGCATTATCATGTCCATCGGCATAAAGTTCAACCTGAGATTGAATAGCCTTCATCATATCCCAATCATTAGAACTTGCATAACCATTAATGCCAACACCATTAATACCCTGAGCAGAACCCCAAGCACTAGAAGCGGCGCCAACACCAACAGGACTATAAACACGACCATTGTAGTCACGACGAATCATCGCAAAATCCTGATCGGTTTCATGGTCACGATAAACTTTAACTTCGTTGTAAACGAGCATCCATTCACCAGTTGCATAGCCATTAGCATTATCGCCAAAGTTGACTTCACCATTGGCATAATCATACTTTACGAACTGACCATTCTCAAGAATATCAATATTTGCAGCAGCTGGTAACTGTGCGAAAATTTCGCCAGTTCTCTGCGCACTGAGATGGTTAGGCTCAACCTGTCCGAAGCCCAATTCTACGAAATTAGCTTCTGGAGACAATCTTGTAAAAGCCATATGTAGCTTCCTCCTTTATAAAATTAGTTTAATTCTTTGGCGGTCGCTCTTACAGCCTTAATCCAAGCTGGAGCGCTATCACCATCATCATTGTTATCCAATGAGAAGAGAAGTGGATCTTTCTTGTCTACTTCTGTTTCTTTTTTATCGTCTTCAAGGTTAAAAGAAACCTTGTTACGAACACAAATAATTGAAAGCTTTGCTTCGATATCATCAAGACTATAAGTATCAATATTATCAATGCAATCTTTCTTATCTTCATCGGAAAGCATATAGAAACTATTAATCATTTCTTCTTTTGCTTTACGATCAGATTCAACCTTAAATGCGCGAAGAGGCTCAACCTCTGCCTTCAAAGCATCAAAATCTTTCTGTAACTGAGCGAACTCAACAGCAAGATTCTTATAAAGTTCAGATTCAAGAATATCCTCATCAGTCAAAGAATGCTTTGCAGGAGCTTTCTTCTTCTCATCCTCATCTTCTTCTTTTTCAGCAGATTCGCCTTCATCATCTTTGCCCTCATCAGGGGTATCTTTTTCTTCGTCATCCTTTGGAGGGAATGGATTTTCCTTCTTCTCGTCTTCTTCCTTCTTCTTAAAGTCGAGTTCTGGATTAACCTCATCTTCCAAAGTAGGATCAACGATCTTATTTTCTTCCATTGAAGTAAATCCTCCTTTGTTCAAAGCAGATTTAATATCCTCCATAAGAGAGAATAGTTTGTTCTTGAAGTCTCCGTCAAAGGAGAATTGTGCTGCAATACCCGCGCCCTCGAAACAAGGCTCGACGTCTTCTCCAAGAATACAAAGCTTTTGTATCATTGCTTCATTAATTATAAAAAATTTAGGTAACCCCTTATCGTCAAATGTCCACGAGCCATCTAAATTTTCTTCATTAAGTTCCATAGACTAATTATTTCCATGCTCTAAAATTCTTTTAGACTCTGGATATAAAGTTGTCCATAAATAACCTTCTGTCAATAAGTATGTCCGCTTTACTTGATTATCATCAAGAAAATCTTGGAACCATATCTTAGAACTAGAATCAACAAATCCATAGGCTTTGGTTTTATCAACAATGCGGAATTTTCCATCACCAACCTCAATACTGCGGTTATGCCCAGAAAAATCTTCTTGCTTATTGTCATAAAAACCCGCAATAGGACATCCATGTAAAGTCTTTGCCATCTTAATAGCAGATTCACGATTAATCACACTGTGATTACGATTTTCACCTAAATAGCAAACCTTAATATCGCAATGACTTAGCAATGGATTATCTTCCATTGGAGCTACATTAAGCAATTCTACGGTTCCATCAATAGGAATACTGACATGTTTAGGCACTTAACTCACTCCTTTCCTGCGGCTTCACGATTAGCAATCGTTTTATCAGATTTCTGTCCATCCTCTTTTTCTGGCCGACCCATCTTTTTTTCTGTTGCGGCTTGTGCTACTTGCTTTGCCGCACTAGCACCATTGCCACCCTATTGAGCGCCACTAGCAGCTTCTTTGGAGCCAGGCAAAATATCTTTACCATTTAAGGTAGAAGACATAAGAGGCGGAATCATAATTTCTTGCAACTTCAATACTTCATTCTCGAAGTGAGCAGTTGCAATTATAGAACTCTGAGAATGACCAAGAGCAATCTGCGGCAGCATCTTAGAGAAACCAAGCTGCGTATGCTCTTTATACATCTTAGATAATTCTTTATAATTATTTATTGTAGTTTCCAACATATTAAAATGCAAACAATACTTTTTATTTGCTGGGAACTTCATTCTTAAAATACGACCAAATAGTTCATTAAACTCAAATACGAAGTCGCGCACATGAGATTCATCAACCGCAGAAGCTTTTTCAAGAGCTAAGTTACTATTAGAATTGAATAAGTTTTGTGAAACACCAGCTTCATTATAAACTGCCCTTTCAACCTTCTCTAACTCATCTCTTGTTGTAGAAGTATTCTTATCAGCCAAATCTGCAACATCGACTTCGGCAAAAGTAGTCATAACATCTACACCAACCGCACGTTGAAGCATTTGTACAGTATTGTTATGAATATCTTTCGCTTCATCAACGTCAAAAATCAAGTCGCCATTTTTATCAAGAGGCAACTTCTGAATAATAATCTTCAATAGTTGCTGCATCATCTTGCGGCGATCTAAATCTTGCGCTTCATCCAGATCAAAAATCTTAGGAATAATATTTACCAACATTGGGTAATCACTATTGTTAAGATTTACTTTAAATGCACAATCTGGATCCAATAGCCACCAACCTCGTGAGCCATCTGTTTCTTTTACATTTAGCTTACGCTTTTTATATTGCACATAAGCCTTAGCAAATTCATCTGGATACATTTTTAATGCCCTTAGCCGCATTTCAACATCCGGGAACATATCATCGAAAAAGCGTGGATCAAACTCAACTGCTGGTCTATTGCCAACTTTAAAGCGACTACGGCAATATTCGACAGGAAGTTCCTGGAATGTAAAACCACGTGATGTTTCAATATAATATCCATAATAGCAACCATTTACGATTACTTTTAAGGCTATATCTTTACATAATTTTTTCACACCACTCTCGTCCATAAAATCAAGAGCTTTTGAAAAATCAGCTAAAATTTTTTCATCCTTAGCCTTTTCTTCAACCTTGTATGGAGTAATATACCAATCATATCTATATAAACCTGCAAAATAAGTGCAAAGTCTTTCATATAGACCACTGATCTCATAGAAATAATTAGAAATCTTGCGCAAAGCACCGAAATCCTTTCGCGCAATTGCCTGCATAACAGACAACTTACTATAATTCTTTCTATCGACCCTTTTAAGAGATCCCAAATCAATTATAGCATCTTCAAGAGTCTAAAAACCAATCTTAACTTTACCATAATCGACTTGGCCACCATAAATGTCTCTTAATTCTGGACGTTGAACGATTGAAAAGCCTTTGGCATGGATGCTATCCTATCTGTCAGCCAATTCAATCCCTCCTTAATATCCAGCTTTCTCCATGATATAATCATAACTTATTAAGTTTTCCTCAGTATAGGGTATCTCAATTAAATTATAATTATTAAGCGCGCAGAAGCGTCTTTTTTTATTGTCGTTAAATTGCTGACGATAAAATCCTTGCTTGCCGCCATATTTAGAAGAAGGTTCATAATGTTGCTTACCTTGATATTCAATCAAGAAGTCTACATTACCATCGTCATCAAATACACAAAAATCAAACTTTAATGGTCTACCATTTGGACTATTAAGTCCTTCAAAAATTTGTTCTTCTGTGAAGTTTAGACCAGCTTCGCGCAATATTTCTTCAATCTTTATTTCTCCTCTTGAAGCACGCACTTTTGACACCTCAATTCATAAAAAGCATATCGCTAAAACGTTTCTTATTGCGTTTACGTTTTTTATCTTCTTCTAATTTAATCCAATATAATCCATATTCAAATGCTGAGAATTTATCTTTCTTAATACCTTTATTAGCTTGCTTTAAAATGATATTGACGCCTTCGTTTTCTTCACGAAGATTCATCATTTCTTCCTTTAATATGGAAGTTAAGGTAAATGGTTTAAGATATTCTGCCCGCTCTTCTGGTTTCATATCTTGACCTCTTTTGGTACCCATTAATTTAATTTTTGCAACACGTTCATCAATTAACATCTTTACACGGCCTGCTTGCATCATGGACTGAACATTACCATGTACTTCGGTATTGATTGGCGCATTAGCTTTAATAATCCATAAAGCATTTTCTTCGCATACTTCGGTGCGATACTTTTTATATTCGCCATCTTCATCATTATCTACACCAAAGTCTGCTAATAAATCTCCAGTATCTGGATCTGTTTGTCCTTTAACTAAATAGTCAACAAGACCAATACCAAGACCATTACCGTCGATTATAATTTTCTTTGCTTTATATTTATAGTATAATTTTTTGATATAAATACACTAATCTTCAAAATGAGCATCACTCAATGTATAAATATTGACCAAACTAATTATCGCATTTCCCGCCGTTTGCGGATTTACTTTGAACACACAAATAACAGTGTCGCATCCGCGGCGGCCTACATCAACAGATAGAACATAATAAGCATTCTTCGTGCTTCTGCCAGAATATTCATACTCAGGTTGCTTTAAAATACGGTTATGATCAAATTGCTCAGAATTAAAGAATGCATCTTCAATAGTGCCAGACCAAACTGATTCATATTCGCGCAAGAATGATGATTCATTAAATGTACCATCCATCTTTAGATCACGAATAAAGTTCTTATCAAGCAAATCCATTAATACTGGAATGCGCCAAGTACCACCCAT